ATGAAGGCACAAATTTTAAGTTTCAAGAAAACGTAGATTTTAAATTTGCTGACCAAGATTATTAAAGGGAAGCCTAAATTAATAGACTTCCCCCAGGCAACACAGGCATTCCGTCATTAGTCGGAGTGCCTTTTTTTTTGGCTTCTTCGATACAATGAACGATCACCCCATCTCTTAAGCCAAAACCAGTTACTTATTTTACTGGCATATCTTTCTAATCTATCCATGATAGGATTATGCCAGAAGTAATATCTAAACTCTTTGGATAAGTTCTTTAATCTCACCTTCTAATTTTCTTCCTACAGAATTAGCATGATTAATAACGGCTGCACATAGATTACCATGATATGGATATCCTTTCAATGCTTCTCTAATTTTAGCAACAGGCTTACCACCATAATCAATTACAAGAGCATTTTCTCTATTTAACCCAATCTTTAATTCAAATAAAATGCCTGTAAATTTATCAGTTTTATTTTTTTCTGGCATCAGTTTCTCCTTGTGGATTTTTAACAAAATCCGCACTAACTCTTGGGTCAAGTTGATTTAATTGTGACAAAGAACTCATTAGTTTTACTACCTCACCATAAGGTCTTGTCATTAGATATCTCATAATATCCATCAGTTGTTCTGATGTTATAAGATATGTTCGAGGTTCTACTTTTTGTTGGTTTTCTTCTTTCTTATCAGCCATCTATCCTCCTATTAAAATGGTATTGTATCGTCAAAATGTCTTTTTAGTATTTCTAATTTTTCTTCTGACGTTGCAATTTTATCTATTAATTTATCTAGTTCATCTAGAAATTGTGGATGCTCACCTATTGCTACAGGTTTATCAAAGTAAACCCAAGCAGTAGCTTTTGCTGAAGCTATATCTGCTTCATACTTCTTTTTTAACGCATCATAAAAACTTTTATCCATTACCATACCCCCTTAAATTGATAGTATTTATCTTCTATTAAATCATCATCACTAAAATACGGATTTAGTGTAGTAGGTTTTTCGTAGTGTTCTTTACAATCTCTTATTGTTTGATTTAAGGTTCTACCTTGACGCAAACAACCTGCTACAAAATCTTCTACTTCTATTATTGCTTGTTTAACTTGACCCATTTGTTTTTACCTCCATTATTAATCTACCTAGATACCAATTAGCTTTTTCTAAATCTTGCAAAGGTTCACCTTTAAATTTATATCTAGATACATACTTCAAAACATTGCCTTTCAAATATCCATGATACTCATCATCTGTCATACAATCTTGTATAACTTCTATAGTTTCTTTTTTACCATGTTTATAATGAGAAGGTGAATGAACATTATCATGTTTTCTTTCATTCTCATAAGACATATCATGACTATGATCTTTTTCATATCTGTATGTTCTTTTACCATCTATTGGTACTTCAAACACATAATCTTTCCAAGATTTATCTTCTGCCATATTCTCTCCTAATTGTATTATAGTCAATAGTTTCTATATTATAATGACCACCTTGTACATTACGTTTTACAATTATACCACTCCACCACATATGCTGTGTATCTCTAGCAAAATGTTCTTTATGATTTAAATAACATCCTGCAGATAATGCATGTAACTTTTTACCATTTGGTAATGTAGATGTAGCATAATCTAATAAATGACTATGACCTACTGTAGCAGAAACTTTATGTTTTGTCAATAGTGTTCTTGCAATATTTTCACCAGATATTGCACTACCTAATATACCAGAGGGAAAATGATGTGCATAATATATACCGTCAATCACCTTGTTAGATTTATATGGCACTTCTTGCCAACCAAATGCTTTAAAATTTAAATCACTAATTTTTAAAGTACCATCTAGTTCTGGATTTTCATCTACAAATCTATCAATCCTATCCTCATGATTACCATGCAACATAATCTTTTTAGCTTTATGTTTTCCTAAACCTTTATTAAACATAGCTAATGCTTGATGTGAATGTTCCATGTCCTTTCTATATCTTCTACCTTCAAATGATTTTTTCTTTTTATCATATGATGATAAAGAATCCATACTACAGAAGTCTCCCATACAAATAATATGAGTTGCTCCTACATCTGCTGCTAGTCTACCTGCCCACAGAAATCTTTCATTGCTTGCTTTAGGTGTGCAATGAGGGTCACCTATTACAACATGTGTTGCCATTAATTTAACTCCTTATCACGTTTCATTTTTAAATATTCAAGAAAATCAACTATATTATCATCAGTATCAAATTCTGCAATAGAATTAATACTAAGATCTTTTTCATTGCTTTTCTTGTCATCGGCAAATCCACGTAAACCCCACAGAAACGTTGAATGTGGGTCACTGGTTGCCATTTTTATCATGCCTCTAGCTATCGTAGAACATAATTCGTACTCTTCTGTGGACATTTTGGACCTACTATCCATTACAATACCACATGTAAAACCTTTTTGCCAAGGAGAAACAAGCACCTTGATTGAATTTAATAAACTTATTTTATCTTTTTTTGTCATTTATTCCAATACTTATCATGGTTTTCTTTGTTATACTCTAAAACTTTATATTCATAATTTCTTTTCATACTTTTTTTACCAAATTCTTCTGCTTCATTTTCTTTGTCAAAAACTGTGTTAGTAAACAATTCATAATCTTTATCCTTTTTATGTTTAAATAATACAAAATATAACATCATATTTGGAGTCGGTGAAGAGCAGACCCCTCAAACTACTCCCCACCATACTCACTAGTCTCATCCTTTTTAGGATTGTTGACTTCTGTATACCAAACCCATTTAGGGTTTTTTCCTTTGGATTGTTGCTGTGGTAACAGCTTCAATCCACTCCCCCAACAAGGAAGTTTATATGGACAATACGAACATACAAAGCCCAAAACTTTATTACCAGTTGGTTTACTTCTAAAAGTTTCATCAACTGCTTCATAACATCTTTTAAATGGTTCTTTTGATTCTAATGCTTTTAAATTATCATGTGCAAGTTTAACAAATTTATTTTTATATTTACTATCATCTAAAGGTGTTTCACATACTGTCCATTCACCTGTAGATTTATTAATAGCTATCCACCCACCAAAATTTTTCTTTTGGCTATCGGCATATAAATATCCTTGTGTTGCATAACCAAAGGAATCTTCCTCAACAACTGCCTCAAATCCACCATCTTCACCAAATTTTTTTTCAAAAGAATATGGCGATGCACTTTTAATATCCCAAACTTTGTTATCAATTTCAACATCTTGTTTTCCATCAATTGATTGTTTGCCAAGTTTATGTGTAACTTCTTTTTGCTCATTCTTTATTTCTACTCCTGCTGATTTCATAACAAATATAGATAATGCTTCAATTAAATCTCCAAAAGTATTTCTCATTTTACTATTGTATGGAGCACCTTCACCTTTTATACCCTTAGCTTCCATTTGTAATTGGCATAATGGTCTACCTATATTTGACATTCTAGGTTTAAACTGAGACTGTCGTTCCTCTGAGAATTGTTTTCGAAGTATAGCTTTACAACTTTCTCCAAAAGCATCAACCAATTCCTCAGAGATAACAACAGGTTCTCTCGATACTTTATCTAAATACGTCTGTACTTTATGAAGTATCGTGTTCATTATGATGACAACACTTTTTCTGGAAGTTGATCATCCATATCATCAACTATCTCAGCATCAATCTTATCAGACCCATTAGGTGCTTTAGCTTTAGCACTATTATATAGATCAATAACTTCTTTATTTTCTATATCAATAGATTCTTGAAATACTTTCAATGTTTCCATATCAGCATCTGATAATTGAAGATTAGCATCAGCATTAACAGTAATTTCTGGAACATAAAATACGTTCCCACCTTTTTTCTGTCGTTTAGTTTCAAGAGAAAAAGAACAATTAAACATTAATTTTTTTCTTTTCTTCAATTGATCTAACGCAGCACTTACTGGTGAGAATGCTGTACCAGTTACTCTATACAACACTGGTAAATTTTCTACATTATGGGCATTACCATTAGCAGTTTTACCATCTTTAAAAGATAATAAACCATATACAAGTTTATAACATCTTATAGTTCTTTGTTGTTCTAGTTGTTCTGGAGTAAGATTTGCTCTTTCTTTGAAAGGTATCTTACCACATTTTGTACCACCAAGAATATCTATAGCTTCATCTTTCCAAGATTTAAAGATTATAGATCTATTGATGTACTCACCTTTATCAGCATCATAATGCATATACTGCATTGCACTTATAAATGGTCTTAGTGTTGCTGGTTTAGCATACACGTTTTGACCAACTGCTGAGTCATAAGTATAGAAGTGACCGACAGGAAGTTGATTTCCATCATCATCTTCTGGTGTACGATTAATTGCAAGCCTAGGTATATTTGTACCTGCACTTGATCCATCGTCTTGTCCAATAGCTTGCATAATTTGCTCATCAGACATTCCTTTTATATTTACTAGTTCATCAGACATTTGTCCTCCTTATTATAGTTAAGCCTTATATCATACTTTTGCAAAAAAGTCAAGATAAAAATAAAGTAATTATTGCAAATAAAAATATAGCTAATACACTCCATTTAAGTATCTGCGACAATATAATTATAGCATATGCTAACATATTTTAGTTTCCTCTGTTGTAGTTCTTACATCTAAACCATCAGAGTTTGCGTAATAACTCCACTCAGAATAAAACTCGTGGTTATCTTTTATAAACAATGTAGTTGGTTCTCCAACACATTTGTCTTTTAAATCAACATATTCTAAATATGCTGCATAGCTTCCATCTTCAAACTCATCAAGAGTTTCTAATGCTTCTATTTCTCTACTCATCGTACTATTTCTACCTCCTCCATATCTAACCAATTATATCCTATCTTGATCTCAGTGTCAAGGGGAACGTTAAAGTTTATATTGTAATACATTTTAAGTGCAGGTATTACATCTTCTGTGCCTTGCTTAAAAATTAATCCCATTTTGTAAGATTCATCTGGATGAACATCAGCAACAATAGAATCATGCACTGTATTTATAAGCAAACTTTTTACACCCTGTGCTTGCATTAGTTTAGATATTTGTATACATGCTAATGGTACTATGTCAGCTGTAGCAAATCCTTGCACAGGATAATTTTTTATTTGTGTTCCATAAGTTGATCCACCCCATGGTGTTCTTTCTGCATATGGGAATGAATATTCTCTACCAGTAGGTAGTTTAACTCGTTTATATCTTATAGCTTCATCTTGTAATTTATCATGCCATTTTTTTATATCTTTATACTTTTCTAAAAATTTAGAATAATATCTTTTTTCATCTTCTGTACCAGTTGTACCACCATACAAAGGTTTAAAAGTATGTGCCTTTGCGTCTTGTCTAGATACACCTATAATATCTGCAGTGTATTGATGTACATCTATATTATTTTTAATATCTTCCATGCCTTGTTTATCTTGTGATAAATAAACTGCAGTTCTAAACTCTAATTGTGCAAAGTCTACTTCTATAATTTGTCCATCTTTAAATCTAGATTTAACAACCTTACGAATAGGAAAAGTTCTACCTCTTGGTTGATTTTGAAAGTTAGGGTCTCTACTTGAAAGTCTACCTGTAGCTGTAATTGCTTGCATAAACTTAGGATGTAACAAACCTTTTTCATTTGTAAAATTTTCTATACCAGTAACAAATGTACCAAGATAAGTTTCTACTGCACCATATCTTACAATAGCATCTATAAATTCTTTAAACTCACCTTCAGCTTCACCTGCTATTTTATTTAATGTTATTCTGTCTGTTCTAAAACCTGCCTCTGCAATATCATATACACTTCTAGGTCTTTGATTAAATCCTGCTATCTTTGCCATAGGTGTATATACATATCCATCGCCATCACATTCAGAGCATTTAGTATAATTTTTATATGGACTTCCATCTTTTTTTATTTTTTTAATTACACCTTTACCATGACAACCTATACATTGTTCAGCTGTAGTTTTATGAATAACTTCTGTATTATCAGAAACTAAATTTCTAAATTGTATTCTAGAATACTGTGGTCTTTTTTTACTTTTACCAGTGTTCTTGTCTATACCTACATTAAATATTTTTGCCCAATGTTTTTTATCTTTAGGTTTTTTAGAATATATTAACCAAGATAATTGTTCTGGACTAGCTAAATTAATTTTAGTATCACCCATTTGTTTATATACAATTGCATCTATCTTCTGTTGCAATGCATGAAACTCTGCTTGATATTCTTTTTTAACTTTATGTAGTTCTTCTAAGTCTACATGAATACCATTACGTTCCATATCAGCCAATACAATTAAAAACTCATTCATCATTTTTGCTGTCATAAGTAAGTCTTTATTTTTTGGTAATTTAAAATCTGACATTTGAGAATCAAATAGTCTTCTAGTTATAGCCACATCCATTTTACCATATTGTTCAACAACTTGATGTGGTATGTTTTGAAATGGTATACCTCTGTCTGTAAAATCTTTTATTCTATTATCTTTAGATCCTATCTTTCTTCTTCGGCAACACATCTCAAGTGTTAAACTTTTACGAATACCTTTATTAAGTATATACTCTCCAATCATTGTATCATAAACTCTACCTTCATATTTAAATCCAGATTCTAATAACCACATTAAATCAAATTTAATATTGTGTCCAACTAATAATGTTGTTGTGTCTAATAGTTCTTGTATCTTATGA